CCCAATGGAAACAAAGATACCCACCACCTAGCCCCAGGACTGCTCAAACAGTCTTTGGGAGTTCTTTAAGCGCTCTAAATTGTTGCTCAAAGTGCTCTGGTGTTTGCGATGCCAGCTCTATATGCAGCCAGTTCGGTGAGCCTTGATAGCTGCCTGCATTGTCTGTGGCTGTGTAAATCTTTACGCCAGCTTTGCCTTCGCCTCGACTACAGCGGTAGCCAGCGCCGTACTCGCCGTAGGCGTACCAGTGCAGTTCGCACAGCCCTAGTGCTTTGCTGTTGGCTAAAAACCAGTCCCAAATAATACGTGCCTGGGCTTCATCTTTGTATTTTAGATCAGCTGCAAAACCTGTGGCATGTACTGATAGTCCGGCATTGTTCCGCATGGGCCTGTTGGCGTAGGTGCCTAGTGAGGTCATACCCCAGCGCGCTTTGCACAGCTCTACCAGTTTGGCTGTAACTGGCTGTGTGCCTTTGCCATCCCATGATGGGTAGTAAGGGTATTTGCGATTGCTCATGGCGCTGGTGGTGGTGGCTGTTTATCTTTAAGGCCGTTGCCAGCCAGTAAGCCAATAAGGCCACCCGACAATGTAAGCAACATGCTGCTAAGCACTGACCAGCCTGCACTGTCGTTAGGTGCCTGTTCCATTGGCTGTACAACAAATAGTAGGCCATAGAGAATTGCCATAACGCTAAATAGGAATGAGCACGTTAGGCCTAGCCCAACCATAAAAACTAGCCGCGCTTTTATTTCTTCATTTGTGTATTTTTGTCTAGCCACAGCGGCCACCACCTATTTGTATTGTTGTATCGGTTACAGCAGTTAGGGCTTTGTTTTTTACGCGCTCACAGTTGACGCGCACTCGATCACCACAGGCTGTTAGTGATGCTACAAACACCAATAAAACTAGGCTTTTACGCATCTACGCGCTAATTTCCAATAACACAATGCTGCTAGTTTGGCCGTTTAGTTGAACTGCGGCTGTACCGGCAGCGCCACCACGAGCGAATTGTGTTTTGTAGGTAATGGCACTGGTGCTTGCTGGACTGTGTAAATGAAAGATAGAACTGTCTTGGTAGAAACTGCCAGCAGAGTTAAGCACGGCAGCGTTGTTTGTTACCAAAGTTGTTGCACCTGCCAGCAGTCGAATGTTGAACTCAAGGCCTGCACCACCGAAACAACTTTGCCCAACCAAAATAAGCACTTTGCTTGTGTTGGATTGGCACGTCATGGTTGCTGTCAAGTTTGTATCTGCAAATGTGCCAGTTGTGTTTGTTGCTGATGTTGTTGTTGTTGCGTTAACTACTTGCAAGATACGGAACGCGCCGCGCAAATCATTAACATACGCAGCCGTTAGCACATTGCCGGTGGTTTGCGCTGCTGGCAGGTTTGTGGGTGTGGCCATAGTTAATATCCTAACTTGTTGTTATCGAGCTTGCCGAACACTGCGTCATTTAAGATCAGGTAAGCATTTAGGTCAGCGCCAGACAGATAAAAGGTGTACCGGCTTGACTCTGGCGTAGCTGTTACAGACGCGCCTTCAATAACACAGTTAAAAGTGGTGCCACGAAAAGCCACTGTGCAACTGATACCAGGGTAAGACGCTATGTAAGTAGTGCCAGCAAGAGAGTCCAACTTAAACGTGTTTTGGGCTTCAGCCAAGCAACTAATAGACAGCAGCGCAAAGCTTTGGCTGTCGTAGTTACTAAGCAGATAATTGGCATAGTCGGTGGCCTGGTTAGTGCTGGCGTTAAAAGTATTAGTAAGCAAAGTGCGGAATGGCGCTGTGCCCGTCTGCACTGTTGCTGCAGCAAAGTTTTCAGGATCAACAGTAACTTGCGTATAAAAGTTGTCTGCGTAGCTGCCAAAGTTAATTTGGTCGTACACCTGATTAGTAGCGTTATTAGCTACGTCACTAAAATTGACTGTGGTTGGGTAACTTTGGTTAGGTGTTCTAACGGTCATAGACGCTGTATCTATTGCGTCCCATAATCTGCCGTTAATTGTTACCAGCACTTTGTTTACCCAGTCGCCCCAGGTGCTGCTAACTGTCGTGGAAGCCATTGCTTGTGTCTGTGCGCCAGCAACAGATATGCCTAAATTAGTTTCTGTTGCACAGTCTGATATTTGGTTAGCCAAAGTATCAGCTGCCATTGCGTAATCACTGCCTTGCGCCCTGCCAAATTGTGCAAACTTGCCTTCAACACTTATAGAAAGAAAATCGGCGTTGCCTACGCCACCAGCAAAAGGTATGCCATAGCGCACATCTACGTTATTTATTACGCCGGTAAACATAAACGCGCCAGTGGTGGCGTTTGTGATCTGTATAAACGTGCCTGAAACTATCTCTGTAATAGGGCTAGTAAAGCCGTCTGGGTAACGCAAAGTGACAGTGGCGCGGCTGGCATTGTAGGCATCAAGCTGGCGTTGCCTGCCAATAGTTAGGGCAATCTCTTGCACATTGTCTAGCGCTGTCCAAGACAGTGCAGCGCCTGTAGTGCTGTACTCAACAACGTAATCCTGTGGCATCAGAAAGCGTTACTAATCTTGATTGGCACACTGCCGTTTTGACGCATGTAGGTACGCAAGGCATCTACTACAGCGTTGGGGTCGCCGCCATTGACATAGATATTTACGCCACCCATTGCAGACATTTTGTCTAACGGGATAACAGCCTCTGGGCCTGCCTCGCCAATAAGGGCCATAGTCGGGCCTGTCACAATGCCACCGGCAGACATAGCCTCAAAACCACGGATGCTGCCAGTTCCGCCGCCTTCATCGCCGCCACCCATACGGCCAAGGCTGACACGACCTAGTGAGCCAATATCTTTGCCAGGCTTAATTAAGTTAATGCCTTTAATTAGCACGTTAATCATAGTAATAAACGCGTTAGCCATAAACTCGAAATTGCTTGCTACCTGGTTAATTACTGCATTGACTACAGCGCGGAAAGTGTCAAACTTTTTGTAGGCCATAACCAGTGCAACACCTAAAGCAACAATGGCAGCAGTAATCAGCACTGCAGGGTTCAATGCCATAGCGGCATTGACAAGCACAATGCTGGCAGCAAGCACACCAAAGGCAACAGCCACAGCCGTAACCAATGTTGGGTTGTCTTGTGCCCATGTAGCAAACTTTTGCAGTACCGGCAAAGCTTTCTCTAGAATTGGCAAGAGTGCAGCGCCTACACCTTCTTTGGCTTCGCCAAGGGCAACGCCTAAACGCTTCATAGAGCCTGCAGCAGTGTTAGCAGAATCAGTTGCGGCACCACCAAAGGTCACAGCCATTTCAGCCATAACTTCTTCCATCGACGCGCCATCTTTAATCATCTGGCGTAGTTCTGGGGACAGTTTTGCTAGGGCGGTCATGTTGCCGCCGTATGCCTTTTCCATGGCTTTAGTCACTGTCTCAAGGCTGATGCCTTTGGCCGCGGCCACATCCATAGCAAGTGTGGCGGCCTTTTGTGCCTCGCTGACATCCATAGTGGCTCTGACCAAACCAGCCATGGCCGGTCTCAAATCGTCATCGGTTATGCCTTTTTGTTTACCAGCTGCAGTAATAAAAGCCTCAACACCCTTGACTTGTGCGTCAGTAGCGCCAGTTGTTTTTTGTAGTTGGCGCTCAAGCATCTTTTGTGCTTGCTCATCTTCCATAGCGCCTTTAACAGCATCACCAAGACCAGCAACTAAACCACCAAGTGCTACGGCTGCATATTTGTTGGCTTTGCCTAGCGCGTATTTTGCTTTAGCCTGTGCGCCTTCCAAATCCTTAAAACCTTTTTCGGCCTGCTTTAATCCTTTGTCATTAAAACTGGTCAGGATAGGTAGGTAGATAGCCATTAGGCAGCCCTCTTTTGCACTGTGGATTCTGACAGCCTTGCCATTAACGCTCGATTAGCGTCAGCGATTACTTCGTCCACAGCTTTCATAATGTCTGCTGCGCCTTGCTCTGCAATGAAGGCACGTGATTGCCAAAGCCCACGCTGGGGCCTGCCAAATACGTTAGTAAGCAAGCGCGAAAAGTCGCTGTTGTTTTTAGACCCTGCCTGGCTAAATAGTGCGCCAGCTGCGCTTTTTTGCACCAAAGTGACTAGCGGTGTAATGCCCTGACCACGTGCGCGCCCACCCACCATGATTTGCACACCTTTGTCCACAGCAGTTTTGTCGTACGCTAAACGGCCTTTGCCTTTTTTGCTAGGTGCCCAGCCGTGAATCATGGTGATACCAATATCTGCAGGGAATTGCTTACGACCTTCCTCAAGCATTGCTGGGCTACTGGCTTTTATTTTGGCTGCAGCCTTAAAACGCGCTGACTTGTCTAACTTGCCTAGCTCTGCTAGTGCTTGCTTTAGGCCTGTAATTTCTACACTGGTGGCAAGGCTCATGCTTTTCGGCTTTCGTTTAACAGCTTAATCGTGGTGTTTAGATCAGCAATATCAAACTCTACAGCAGGTGGCCACCAGCCTGTGGCTACTAAAAGGCTGGCTAGGGAATGGCGGTAGGTTCCGCTTGGGTAGGGTTTGCCGGATCATTATCCACCACTTCTAAAGTCACCAGGCGTTTAATGAAGTCATCAAGCACTACGGGCACTGTGATGCCAGCAACTTTGCTTGACTCGTAAGCCATAAAAGCCAAATCTTCAATGCTGATGCCTTGCTCACCTATCGTGCTTGACTTGCGCTTGTATTTGCGTTCCCATTGCACAATGACGTACAGCGAGGTGGTGACTTCATACGCGCCTTCACCAGCATCTACCTT